ATATTGCTGCCAAAGATTGTTCAAATCTGTATTCGAGATGTTTAACAGATCCTGAGCATTAATCTGATTAGCTGCATTCTCGGTAGCTGTATTAGCCGTATTAATCTGTCTCTGCCATGTAGCATTACTCTGGTCTACAACAAGCTGATTAGATGCGTTAAACTGCTGTTGTTGTGCCTGCAAATTAGCATTAAATTGGGCCATGGCATTTGCCTGACCAACATTGAACTCATTTACCGCATTGCCTTGTGAGGCATTAAATTGGCTCGTGGAGTTTTGTTGAGTAGCGTTATACTGCGCCATGGTATTAATCTGATTGGCGTTATATTGAGCCTGCTGACTTTTTAGATTAGCAAAGTACTCATCAATCTGACTTTGACTGGTAGCATTAAACTGGGAAGCTGCATTCTGCACTGACTGGTCAGATAGCATAGCTTGGAATTGATTATTTGTATTCGTAACAGCAGCCTGCTGCTCATTATTTAGATTGGCCAACGCCATGTTAGCATTAGTTTGAGCATCCTGTTGAGCAATAGGTAGGGCTGCCTGTAAAATAGCTGCTGTGTTAGCCGAAGCTGCCATTGTAGAGGCGCCAAGACCACGGGCTGCCATCTGTGCATTCGTTGCTGAAACAGCCGCCTTAGCCCAATCCGGCACAGCCCCATTATCCACACCGGCAGTTAAAGCATCATACTGCCCAGCTACCGTTTGATCTGCCGTTACACTTCCCTGCGCCGCCGTGACCTGAGGGGTATTATTACCTATTAGGCTAGCTTGATACTGTCCCGATTGCTGGGCAGCCTGCTGTGCAGCAGCAGAGTTAGTCTGATCCGTAGCAGTACTGGACACTGTTGTGGCTGTAGCTTGTTGTGGATTAGTAACCTGCGCAGCTTGAGTATTTCCAGTAATAGGGACTGTTGTGTTCTGAATAAGCTGATTTGGGCTAGAAGTTTGTAGGACGGGGTTTACTTGCGTGCCTGTTGGTAAGGTGGGATTATTAACACCATTACCTACCGTATTGGCAATATTCTGTTGTGTTACAGTGTTATTATACGCACCGGTCTGAGTATTGACTTTACCGGAGGATAAGTCCTGCTGGTATTCAGGACTGCTTGTAAAGTCAGATTGTAATTGTGATAGTGAAGTACCACTGCTAAGCATATTATTATAATAGCTTAGCTCATTTTGACTAGGTGCACGACCCAAATACTGTTGATATAGGTTAGCAATAGAGGCGTTGTTATTGGTAGGAGCTGTGCCCGTATTGCCACTCTGTGAAGTTGTTGGAGATGACGTGTTAGTGGTAGTGGCTTGGGGCTGCGTCGTATTGGTAGTAGCAGTTTGAGATACAGGATTAGCCGTAGTTGTGGTTGGGTCAGCCATTAATTACCTCCCATCCATTTTTTCTTCGATAAGTTCTTCAACTTCTTCTAAATCCTCTTTGATATCTTCTTTAATATCATCAATTTTATCATCGAAATGTTTGCTAATCTTATGTATCAATTCAGCTAGTTGTACACGATCTAACTTATTGTGGTAGTGGGAAATGATTTTATCCCCCAACCAAGTGGCTAATATAGCGCCCGTTAGCACATACTCAGCTAAAACAGCTTGATCCATTTATTCAGCACTCAGGTATAAAGAGTAAATATAGCTTTGCAGTACACTTGTTGGTGAACCACCGTTACTATAAGTCGCGTAATCTTCTAGTATTAAACTTATGTTGTTACCAGAAGGCTTACAGGCGCACTGTGTTTTGGCCACGTAGGGGTTGAACTGCTCTGGGATTTTAACATAATTAAACCCATATAATACCAATGCACCACTGCCATTAACTATAAATACTAAAACAGCAACTTTATTCATCAAACCAGCAATTAAAATAAACTTCCCCTTGCTGTTTGGGGAGTAAAGTTGGTAAGCATTATTAGCTACAAAAGGGTTAGTAAATCCGGCCATTAGGGCAATATTAGAACTATATACATTAGCAGTATATACAACAGTAATTGTACTCCCTGTGTCAGTAGAGACAACCGTACTTAAATTGGTGTTAGACGTATTATTATAGATTACGCAAGCCGATACAGTAGTACTACCATTCTGCACGGCGCTGGCATACGGCACGCCAAGTCCAGTAGCGGCAATATTGACAGTAGTGCCGAAAGTTTGGGTAGTACCACTTACAGTAATTCTAACTACATTAATACCGGTAGAACTATCATAATAGTACATATGAAGTAATGTACCAGTCAGTACTTGTACTGAGAAGTAGTTATAACTGGGATTCGTAATAGTTTTAGTCACCTTATTAGCTAGTGTAACAGTCGTTCCACTAACACTGAGTCCATAAGAGTTAATAAGGTTGGTGCTACCATAAAATGCAATAGCAAAAGTGCTAGAAACAGCCACTAAAACAACACCGCTTATGCTGGAGCTGAGTGTGTTGTCCATAGTAACCGCTGTACCTGCTGTGACATTCCCTGTACTAGTATTAAGTGTAAGTACAACAGCAGTCATATATTCCGTGGACGTGGCCTGATAAATTAAAAGCGCCGTGGTAGAAGTTAATGCTACAATATCATAATTTGCCGAGACTGAAAGACCAACGGTTAGGCTTAGTAATGTACTGCCAATAATATTACCAGTATTGCTATCGATATACCCATTTATACTAATACTGGTTGTACTAACGGCACTTACTACTATAGAGTTAGTAGCACTTAATTGGCAAGTAGTGTTAGCAGGGGTTTGAGTAGCATTGTTAATGATACTGTAGCCTGGATTTTTACCTACAAATACACCCACCTCATTATCATCGCCGCTAGTAGTAAAACGCCATTGGCCAGCTGGTGTGGAATTACTCTCTAAACTAACGATCACAGTGGCACTAGGCATCAAAACTGAGACAGCATTACCGCTTGCATCAAGTATCCAAACATACCATAACCCTGTGTTTTTAAGTGTGAATAACAGACTTCCTGTAACGCAAGTAGTGGCATTTGGTAAATTTATGGACAGGCCTTGCGCATTTGGTGCAACGGTCTGCATGGATGCAGAGGAACTCACCAGCGTCAAATTAGAAGACATTGGGTTAGTTACATTAGTGCCCGTAACGCCAGTGAACGTCCATGCGACCGAAGCGCCATTTGTGGAAAGGAATTTGCCATTATTGCCAGTTTGTGATGGCAGCATACCATTAAGCTGAGTAGTTGTAAGGTTAATTAATTGGCTGCCATCAACTGCTGGAAGTTGAGAACTTCCATTTAGCTGTACAACATTATTAGCAGCCGTGCCAACGTTCTGTACAGCAGATGTTCCTAACCCTAAGTTAGTTCTCGCCGTGGCGGTGTTTGATAAATCACTTAGGTTGTTAACAACTTGGGCAAAATCAGTAGCAGGGTGAGCAGCAGCTGTTCCTAATGTGGGGGCATTGGTTAGGGAGTTGTATGAAATAGGTGCACCACTACCTAAAGTACCATCATGCACATGCCCAGCCAAACTATCAAAAGCCGTTTGTAGGGTATTAAATTCATTGTTAAAATCAGAGGCATCAATTGTATTACCATCTACAATTTCTGCTGAAGATTGTCTAGTATATCCTGCCATTACTGCCTTCCTGCCAACGCATATTCTGCTGTTATAGATTTAAAAGTGTGTGAGGGGTTTTGATCATTTGTACTAAAGGATAACGAAAATGTAAACCCACTGCCAATCACGTTATTATTTGTTTCATTGGCAGGCCGTTGGCCATACACAGCTGTACCGTATTTTACTCGGCTATATATGCTAGGATTACTCATATCGATAACCAATACATTAGCTGGTTGTGGCAATCCTGGCTTAGACTGATCTAAGGAGACGCCGAGATTTATGGAATAATTACCTTCATATTCACCAAATAACTTAATCTTGAATATAGTTTTACGTAGGGTAGGGTCATTAAAAGTTAGCGGCGGGGTTGTGTATACACTTAGAATATTAGCGCCGTCAAACGCATACCCCACCTCTTGCCTATATACATAACCATTATAATCGCCATGTACAACATATTCTACATTGTTGATGTAGTCGCTATGCCCGCAATAAGCATTTATACCTGAGAGTTTACCAAATTCCCATCCATCTTGCCTTAGACAACCTATTGCACCAACTGCGTTCTGTTGCGAGTTATTTATAGAATTAAAAAAAAGTCTATATTGACTTTTCGCATGGACAACCATACCCATAACTCTTGGTTGGCTTAGGTTTGAATAGATATAACTATTTATTGGCACACTTATAGTGGCCAACTGCACATCTCCAATACGATTTGTGCCAGATATTGGTCTAATACCATCTGGAGCTAAGAACACTAAATCACCACCAATTTCTTGTATCGTATCCGGACTGACACACCCTATATCATCAGTTACAGGTGATAAGATATATGGATCGGAGGAACTAGTGGCCCAGGAACTGCCTGTTAGTTTAAAAATAGCTGTGTTACAGAAGAAGTATAATGTATCTCTAAACTGCTTTATACCCAATACTATTTTACCCAAATTTATTTGACCAGCGCCATCGGGTACGCTCCAGTCGTTTTCTGCGTACGGTGCGGAATAACTAATCAAAAATGGATTATTGGGGCAGCAAATCCATAAATAACCCTCATAAATACAAGCGTACGTAGCATAGCCAGGAGCATTCGTCAATTTGGTTAAAGTTGTTCCATCCCACTTGTAAGGGACAGTGACGCCATTAGTTATCAGAACTGTGGGAGCGGCCCAGTTGTACTTAAAAAACCTCACACCAGTCGTGTTAGTAAAAGGGTCAGATGGATTAATTCTGGTCCAAGAGGTGCCAGTTGTGGCACAAAAATAGATATAATCACCACGGGCGGCTATGACCCCATTATTAAATACACAGACACCGTTAACAGGATTTGGATTACCAGGGTTTGGCTGTGGCGAGCCTGCAATATTAACATAATCTGGCACTGGTGCAGTTATATATTTTACATAACCATTTATGCGCCTATAACCACCTAATAAGTCTACTTCCATATTAACGAGGTTGACGGCGGCTCCCGGCTGTTCTTCTGATAATTGCAGGGAGCCAACATTGAGGATTAACCCACCATCACAATTCAACTGGAAGGTTTGAATTTTCTCTTCTTGCTGTATAAATGGTGAGGATAAAGTGGGCATTACCTACCTGGGGCTCTAGTATCTTGCATATATAAATAGGTATTCATCAATTGGGTTCGCATAGTCTTTATACCAGCCTGAAATTTACCCTCATAATTCTGAGCTTCTTGAACATTTTGCCTAAAGGCATAACAGTCTATCTTAGCACCATCCTTCACTACATACCTATAACGGTCGGGTACAGTAGGAATATCGTCATAGTTTACACAGTCTAATGGCTGCTTCCAATAATCATATTCAATTGTGTAAGCCTTGTCAGGTGGTGGACTCACATACCAAGTCAAATCTTTGCCTGGTACAACATATAAAGGGCTGTTGCCCGTATCATCTTGTGCATCTTGGGGCCACCAATGTGTTAAATAATCACTATATTCTAGATAGCGTAATTTGTTAGCAGCAATTGGGAGGGTATCATCACGCATCAACTTAAAGCTGTTCCAGTCTATCTTACTGGTGTCTTGTGGAAATATATAATCCGTCTGTAATGACACCATAATCTCAGTCCACGTATCATGGTTGAATGGCCATTCCTGCTCCTGTTCGTAAATCTTACGCAGGGCATTGTTAACAGAGTTCTTTACTACTTGATAAAAACCAATACTAGTTGATGCAAAGTTGGCCTCAGTTAAGACAACTTCATTAAAATCCGCTAGCACGTCATTAACTAGGTCGCCATATTTCAAATCACTTGTATCCTTACCGTAGCCGTCTTCGTCAATCCACCAACCGTGACTATTTCATTCACTATATCGTAGTTTGTGTGTGCTGTACCGCCCGTTAACCAAATGACAGTTTGAGTGGATGTATAAGTATTCTCTGTGGTGGAAATACCAGATGGTAGTGTCCAACTAGAGGAGTAGATAGTATCACCATCGAGCCATCTACCCCAATCAATAGTATAATTTTCTGTGTCAGTGGGTGCTTTGTAGGGCCAAACTAACATAGGCATATTTAATTATCTCCAAAAGCGCCCCACTGCGGGGAGGTGGTTGGTGCCCAAAAATTTAGTATATAAACAATACGTTTGTAATCCACACCTAATTTAACAGCTGGCACAGGTAGGTTCATAGTGCCTTGTCTTGATGCACTAACTAAAGGGAACGAAACTAATGCGGAATTACAAAGATCAGACATTATTGTGTTACTTTTATATTCCAAGTGGTGGTGGGGATAGTCAAACCAATAACGCTACATTCACTTACTGTAACAGTATCGGCAGCCGATACATAAGCTACCACTGAACTAATCCCACCAGGGTCAGATTGTGGGGCAACTTGTACAAAATTACCCAAAGCAACACCAGTGATTGTAGTTGTATTAGACAAGCACCCAGCAACCACAAGTACACTACCAGATATACTGACGGTGCCGGTTAGGGGGGCAGGAACTGGTGTGTAGCCAACAATCTTCAAAGAGTTAGTTGCTGTATCATAATACAAACCAGCCCCACTTGTGCCGAAGACAATTGATGGAGCAGCAGATGAACCGTTAGCTACCTTAGCCTGCCCATCAACTATAACAGTACCCGAGAACTCACAATATGGACTATCTAGAGGACAAACATTATGCCCATTTGTATCAAAATAATAGCTACTAGGGCCAGTACCACCGTAAATATCTACATACTCAGTTATCTCACCTGGGAGGTTGGACTGAGCTTGGGCAATATTATACATACCCAATGAAAGTAATATAGCTGATATAATATTTTTCAAAATCTACCCCATCAATTATTAAGGATGATCGGCTAAGGTGGAGTCCACCCAACCAGATGTATAAATAGTATAAGTTGAAGCAGTAGACGCAAAACTAAAATATAATTGTGAAGATGTATTACTTACAAACTGACTCACAAATGATGCGCCTGCTGTACCAAAGTTGTTGGTGGCTGTACTGCCAACTAGCGGCGACCATACAGAGGCCCCAATAGTGGTCCGTAGGGAAATAATAGGAAAGACGTTTAAATTAGGAGGTACAGTTAGCGTTAACAGGGTTGAGGCAGTAAATGTTGTTAGGGCATTTGCATCTGTGACCTGAGAAGTCCAATAAATAGTTTTACCATACTGGCTGAATGCCAATATGTGGGCGCTACTATCTAACTTAATACTGCCTATTCTACGAAAAGCAGTTGTATTTGTTGGCTTATTGGCAGCAGTGATGGATGTGTCAAAATACACATCAAAACTACCATTGTTAATAATCGCAAACACATGATACCAAGTAGACGCTGTGGCAGTCAGTCCGGTACCCATACCAGTGCTGCCACTACCAGCCACCCACGTCCCACTAATAGTTTTAGTGAAAGTCGTGCCAAAAATACCTACCGTGTTTGTGCTGTCAGCAGCATAACCCGCTGCTATATCCAGCACGGTATTAGGTGTGGTTCCGTCATTTGAGAGGGTAAAACCATTCATGTAACCAGGGGCAGGGGTCTGACCATTAATAGTTACATTCTTGTTAGCTGGGGTAATGTCTAAACCACCAGAGTTAGTGCTAAGTTCAGCCTGAGTAGCACCACTGGTTACAGTGGCATAAGACACCCCAGAAGTATTATCCAGCACTTGAAACTGCTGCTTCGCACTACTATCATTCCTCGTATAGAAATTGTGTGCGCCGGTTCCCTTAGTGGATAGATTGTTAGATACGTTAGTATCACTACCGTTGGCATACAGAGATGCACCATTGCCAGTAGTACCACCAGAGGCAGTATAAAAATTAACAGATGAGCTGGGCGTAGCAACTACAAAACTGGTATTTGTACCTGATCCAACGGTTACACTCCCATTAAGCAGAGATGTGCCACTAATAGCTAGTTTATTAGTGCCTAATGTAGCGCCATTAACAGCCACCGATGTAGATATGAGTGATGTAAAATTACCGGTGTTAGCTACTGTACTGCCTACAGGTGGGGGAGAAGCAAATAAATTGGTAAAACCTGTACCACTAACAACACCACTAGCCGACAGTGTAGTAAACGCACCAGTTGATGCTGTAGTAGCGCCAACAGGTAGCGAATTTACCCCACCAGAAGTCCACGTACCAACAGGGCCAGTCAATTGATTAGTGACAGTTAAGTTAGTGAATGTTCCGGAAGAACTTGAAGTAGACCCTGATTGGCTCCATCCAGTAGGTGGTACTGCACGATTTGTAATACGCTGGCCCGGTACTAGGGAGGTTATATTGGATCCAATATAAGTATCGCCACCTTGTAAATTTATAGTTAGGGTAGCTGAACCAGAATTGGTAATATCAACAACATAACCTAGTGGTACAGTGGATAAAGACGGGAATGTCACCGAAGCTGATGAGCCACCAGTAAAAATGAAATTCTGCCCCCAGTTTGTAGCATCTAATACTTCATTTGAAGTAAAGACTACTGGATAGTTAGTGCTAGACCCCTCCCAAGCAATAATATCTTTTACAATAGTTGTCGGCCAACCTACAATAAGGTTGCTATTAGAGGAGAGTATAATGGTGGTTCTGGAAATACTATACACACCACTAGATAGAGTTAATGTTCCATACCCAATCTCATAATTGGATTGGTTGTCTGTGCACATATAAGGAACAACGCTTCCTACTGCGTAAAACATAGAGAAGTTATTATTAGCACCAACAGCCACGTTTAGTACATATGGACTAACTCCACTAGTTGTGGTGGTTTGGTGTACCCTATATGGAGCAGTAACAGACATTAGAGTTCCTTCTAAACAATAAAAAAAGAGGAGGGGAGCTTTAATCCCCTCCCCTAATGGGCCTTCTAAACCTGTTGGTTTATTATTAGAAGGTTGGAGTACCAGAATTAGTCGCTGGTACAACCCTAGTTAGAGTTGCAGTCACAGTAAATACACCACCAGTGGGGGTACCAGTTACAGTACCTAGAGTGGCATTGATGGTGCCGCCTGCGGCAACAAAGTTGAAGCTGACAGCACCAGCAGTAGAAGCGTCACCAGCACCAGTTGCAGTGGCCGCATGAGCGCTAGTCCATAGGGCAGTAGTGGAACCATCACCTAGAGATACAGTGAAAACGGACGCACCAGTTACAGCAGTGGTAACATTGATGCCTACGAAGTCAACTGCATAACCAGTGGGGACGGTTAGAAGCTGTAGAACGTCGCCAGTTGCTAAGGTAGAACCCTTCGCATTCTGAGCGGCTAGGACGTTAACGGTCACAGTGACTGCGAAAGTATTAGAGTCACGGCTGTTCTCAACGGCATTGCCAGCGGTTAGATTAACAGTAGCCATATTTTAGTTCTCCTATTAAGCCGCAGTCGTGGTGTAGTAACCAGAGAATAGGGCAGCAGGACGAAGAACCTTGCGGCCATATAGATGGAGACCACGGACACGATCAGCGAATGAACTTGGGCTACGGAACTGTTCGATCTTAGCAATCTGATTAACAGTGGCAGTAGAGGACATATGACCAGCGAGGAAACCGGCATAACCGCCAGAATTTGGGTTGCCGCTGACAATGAGGTTATTGCTCTTATAGCAAGTAAACCCACGGATCTCGTCAGTGAATAGGCGACCATTTACTAGGGGCATGTCATTTTTATCACGCTCAGGACCAATGTAAAGAGCATTGACATACTTGCTGTTTTCGTCAGCCATCAGTTCCCAGAAAATAGGATCAGCAACAAACCAACGTTCGTCAGTAGGAATGTTATTGAGGTCCATTAGGCGGCTAACCTTATTCATAACCGCTAGGGGGCTCAGGTGGCCAGCAGTACCGGAGTTATCAACAGTGATGTTGGAACCAGTAGTACCAAGTTCAGTTGGATTGGTGGACTGGCTGAACATGTAAGAAAGTACTTCAGTGTCAAAGGCATCCTTTAGCTTATAACCGGCACGGCTAGTAGCTAGAGTTTCCCAATTGACATGAGAGAACTTCTTTTCAATATCATCAACTTCAAACTGCATACTATTAGCATGGTCAACGACCAGGGTGATAGCAGCATCGTTTAGAGACTGGGTCTGAAGAATCTGACCGCGAACGTAGGGTACGACTGTGATGTCGGGTTCTTGGATGATTTCTACAGTATCGCCAAAGTTTTCAATTTCGCCAGAATAATCTGTATTAGTAATATCTTCCACAACGGAAGCCTTTCGGAAGGCCTTTAAAACCTTCTTCGAGTAAATGACCGGACTAAAATTACCAAGTGGTAGGTTATTATAGCCGGGTGCAACGCCAAAAGCCATTAATTATCTCCTAATTAGCGACGGGCTCCAGATACGTCATATTCAATACGACCTTCAATCTGGGCCAGATCAATTTCAGCTTCGTATTTCTCATACTCGCGAGATTTAAGGCTATTAATCCAGCTTTCTTTAATCATCTTCTTGCTGCCTTGTACGTTGGGTTCAACGTTAGTAGCAGGAGTACGTACTTGGCGAGATGCCTCTAAATCACGTTCTTGCTGGGATTTCGTAAACTTACTTTTAGTCTTACGAGATGCTTTAAACAGATCAAGGGCAGCACCACACAGGTCCGCACGGTCAGGATTATCATAAAGCCAAGCTTGAATTTCACTAGACTGGTTAGCAGCCCAATCATGAAGAGCAGGATCATTCCTCAGTTCATCAAGGTCAGGGTGCAAACGTTTTAGTTCACTCTCGGCACGAGCCATACGAGCTTCAAGAAGTTCCTGCTCAACCTGCTTAAAACGTTTAGCGGTGTGATTGGAAGCTTCATTAGCCTTAACAATAGCGATGGTCTCAACGATAGCAGCTACATGAGGGTTGGACTTCATCCAGGCTTCTACTTCCCCTTTAGTCTTAGGAAGCTGAACACCCTTCTCACGAGTGGCCTGAGTAAGCTGATTACGGAGATCGTCAATCTGACGTTGGAAATCTACACGTTGCTTTTCATTATAACGACGGAGATCACCATATCGCTTTTTAAAAGTTTCTTCTTCGGGAGTAATAGGGCTCTGATTTGCACTGTTGCCGCCACTAGCTTCGGCGGGGAGTTCACCAGGGGTATTGCTATCTTCCGTTTCGCGGTTCTGTTCACGGAGCCGCTCCTCTACCATTTCCTTCAGTTCTTCGCGGTAGCTCTGGCCCTTTCGGGGTAGTACAAGCTTATCAACGTCTTCAACATTAGTAATGGTATTTGGATTTACAAACATAAAAGTTCCTAAAAGGGCCTTCCATCGAAGGGTAGCTTACAATAAAAATAATTATTTTTACTACTCAATGGTTGTCAGGTCTTTGACAAGTTGATTGATGAGAGCAAGTTATTAAAAATTTCAGACTTATGTCAATAACTAATTATAAAACGTAGCATTAGGGGCTGTAGGTTGAGCTGGACGTTTTACCAAGCCACCCCTGTTGTAATTATCTTTAGCATAGCTACCACGGCGACTTGGTCGAGTACTCTCATCAACGACAAATCCCCCTTTTGCGTAGTTATGCCCGTAATTACCCTCCATGCCCAAGTCCTGAGAGATGCCATGTGCATCATAACCAGAATTGAATTGTCTTTGTTTAAACTTATTGGCCTTTTTGAACGAAGAGGGGGGCTGTTCAACGTCATTTGACATATTATCATGAACTAAACCACCGTCATGGAAGTTATTATTGGGCCAAGGGGTCATACCACCATCTTTGTAATTAGTCATACCCTTTAAAATCTCACCACCAGCAGCAAAATTATTAGAATTATTGCCTGGGCGCGGTATTAAACCACCAAATCCATAACCACTATCCTTACCATCACCAGCTGATGGTCTAGTGACATTATCGTTGAAGCTTGTCGGGTAGATTTGACTTACAGAACCACCTTGTGACAATCTATTTTGATTAGAAGTCATATTAGAAGGCCCTGCATCAACGCTAAACATGCCCCCACCTAAACCAAAATGTGGACTATCTGCCCCATCAACATTTTTTGGTCGGCCATACTTACCAGCATCAGGGCCGCGTACAGCATCAATTAACTGAACAAGTGAACGAGCACCACGTTGACTAGCTTCATGATCCCTATTAGTGCCATCACCACCCCCGAGACGGTCAACAACATCAGCGGGAATAACAAATTCTTCGTGTGACAGTTTCGCTGGGACTTTATCGTCACGAGGGCCACCCTTACCTTCTACAAAACCACCCCTATCAAAACCTGGTACACTATTAGCATTATTTGCCGCGCCGATAGCTCCCCAATCTGTAGGGCCCGTGGTATTTGTGGTGGTAGAATTAGATTGTGGTTTAGGCATACCGGGTACATTTCCATCTAGTACATCCTGGTATGATACTTTACTCAACTGGTTTAATTGATCCTGAGAAAGACCACTAGCTTTACCATTCTGGCCAATATAATTGAGCTGTTGAGCTATGAATTCAGCTTCAGCATTATTGCTGTTGTTAAACGTGTTAGCTGTCTCCGATCCACTAACTTTTTCAGATGGATTAGTAGTATCTACATAACCAGTGCCAGGATTACCTACAGTAAACTGACCCTTAAATGTGCCAACATCAATACCAGTAGCACCTGTAGCAGTTCCACCTAAATTTTTCAGAATGGTTTGCACAGCATCCCAACCTTGATTAGCTACTTGTTGTGATTGTGAAGCACTGCCACCGTTGTCCTGACCACTAACAAAGTTAGGGGCATTAGTTTGAGCATTCCAACCTTGGATAGAAGTATTACCATCAGGCCCAACAGTTGGGTGTTGGCCACCCATAAGACCACCAAATAAACCGGCTAAACCACCTACAACCGCCCCAACTACGGTGCCCGGACCAGGGATAATTGATCCTATGGCGGCACCAGTAGCAGCACCGCCAGCAGCCCCAGCAGCAGCCCCACCGCCAGGAGAGCCTACCGCCCCACCTAATAGTCCCCCAGCTAATAAACCACCGCCAAGTGGTGCAGCGTATCCTGATACACCACCTAATAGGCCACTCAATCCACCAGAACTTGCTGCCCCTAAATCACCACCAGCTTGCGAACCAGCTAATAAAGCATCTGTATTAGTAGCAGCATTAGCAGTCTCTAATCCGCCACTTAATGCGCTGGCGGCAGCTGGATCAGCAGCGGCTCCACCTATACCGGATAAGTCTACAGTCGATAATAAACTATCCGTATTAGTTATAGCGCCAGCTGTATCTAACCCAGAGCCATAAACAGAACTCTCACTTAGCGGTTCTAACCCATTAGAACCATTAAGTAAATTGTATAATTTCTGTGCCGTGTCAGATATATTATTAGGGTCTAGACTAGAATTATTGGAAGAGTTATTTCCCGCATTTAGGCCAGATTTGGACCCACTACCAGAGTTTAATTGTGTCCCTTGACCAGTACCCTCTGCAGTGTTATTATTTGAATTTGCATCTTGAGACGAAACACTATTAAACGTGAGTGGAGATACTGAAAGTCCATTGCTAGAAGAGGAGTTACCAGAGTTACTAGTAGCCCCATTAGTTGATGGAAGAGTTAAACTACTGCTGTTAGCAGTCGTATTCCCAATAGTAGGCGTGTTCAAATTAGTTGAGACACCAGTCTGGTTGCCAGTCTGACTACCATTGAGCGACATTGCCGATGGCGCTGCTAAACTGATTGTAGGATTAACTACTCCGACCATTTATACGTTTTACCTCGTCAACTAGAAAATCAGGAACCTTGTCCATTGTTTGCAGCAAATGAAGCTTGCCCTGGCATTGCAGGAGCACCTGTTCCGATATTGCCCCCACCATTTCCTTGATCACCTTGTTGCGGAGGTCCGCTACCAGGAGCGCCCATGCCTCCCGGCTGTCCTTGTGATTGAGGCTCTCCAGCAGCGTTACCACTGCCATTTTCCATTCCGTTTCCACTCATACTCCTCATTAACATAGCTTGAATAGTGGCTTCATCTGGATTATTAATGAATTTTTCAGGGTCAATATCCAGTGTCTGAGCATATTCGCGTAGTACAGTCCGCCATTTAACAAGTGGAGCAAGGGCTGGGTTTGAGCCAGCTGTTTGCATCAAACTTGTCAGACGCTGCGACCTTACTTCCTTCTGCATCAGAGAAGAAGTGCCACGAGCCTTGATTTCTAGGTTGCCCTTAATATCCTTATCTGGGTTGAACTGCATATTCCAATGGAACAGCGCCTCACCAATAGGACGAAGTAGATAGTCATCAATATTCTTAATAACTGTCTTAATATTAAGCGCAGAAGCACCCATAAGCATAGACATACCAGAAGCAGTGCGACCAGTAGAATTAATACCAGTCTGACCATATGAGTACGATTGAATGCCGGTAGCCTCATCAGCCAACTGCCTAAACTTATCATACATCATCAAGTTTTCTTGTGTAGTGTTCTGAAACTTAGTGGCGAAGATTGCCTGACCTGGAGCTCCACCCTGCCTGCGGAAAATCTTACCAGGAAAGATAGACATGTCCTGTCCAGGAACTAGATTTGTCTCATCAACCTCAAATACAATATGGCCAGACAAAGCCAAGTTATCAATAGCCATTCTAGCATGACCATTCATAACCATCTGACTATCGTCCATATTTTCCGCTACACCAATGCCCCAAGGTTGATAGGGGTTAATTTCATATGGGAAAATATAATAAGGGATACGCATGGGCTTCAGTGGATTGATAGTGCAACGTAGCACCTCCGATCCGCTTACCCACACATTCATCTGGACGCTGTCTACACCTTCTGGAAAGAAATCATCTGGAAGATCAATGACAGAATTCTCTACTAAGGCACGATCAACCACACCCCAATATTCCAAAACTTCCCAGCGCTGGATTACATTAGGTGTAGCCTTGTCTACAAGTTCAGTCTCCCAATACTGTCGCACATAGTTAGGACCTAAATCAATTAGCCGGTTGATTGCACTGTCACGGAAGAAAGGGCGATCCTTTAGTTTACGTAATTGGGCACGGCTCATCATATGCCGCTCAATTACATACTCACATTGGTGGTAATGTTTGGCATCTGGATCAACGTAAAGATTCCAAATACTAACAGCTTCAATAACAGGAACGTCTTTTACAATAGGGTCATAATAGCGATTGCCATTATCGTCCTCACTCCAGCGATTATAATACTTCGTTGTAGTGAATGGCCCTTTAACAGCACCAGTGCCTAGTAGGGAGCATTCAAATACTGAATGGCGTAAAGCACTAGAGGCGTCACTTTCTCCTAGCTGATCTTGGATAACCTTATCCATTTTACGAGCAGCAAGTTCAGCAGGCTCAATAGTAATTTGCTGTGGCTGTTGCCCAAAACCCATCTTCACTTGAAGATTTTTAAGTTTGTCGGCTACAGGGCCAAGAAGGGTTTTCCATGTTGCACCTTTGGGAATGTCTTTACCATCACCGACATACCCATAAGGGCTCTCTACCTCTTCGGTAGTGTCCTCAACGTCACCGGAGGCCCCAGAAGACTGTGCTGGCTGCTGTTGGGCATTGGGGTCTACGTAGATAGCTTCAGCAGCACCAGTGGGCTTCTCAGGAGCTTCTACAGACAAGGGCATACGCCCTGGCACAGAGAACAAAACTTCCAAAATCTGACCATGAGCGGCCAACACTTTGGTTTTTGTAATCTTTACGAATACTCGTGACTTCTCACCATCTCGCCAGACCATCTCTGGGCCATAAATACCACGATAGTTTTGGTAAGCACGTAGCCACCTAGCCTCATGGTATAGCCGAGCATCACGAGCCCGGATAAATTGGTCATTAACAAAGCCAACCAAAGGAGAAAGAACGGAGTTAGCCTCACTTGGGCTTTCTCCGTTCTTACTGTCCTCTAAGTGACTAGTTAGTTCGTCACTTTCAAAATCCATTATTAGTCCTCTGGGAGGCCTAGCTTATTACCGTTAGTTAGGTTCTTAGAGGGAGTCGGGCTACCTGTACCCTTCTTGGCCTCATCGACAATCATGTTCTTATTGATGGCTACACCAGTGTTCTTTTCAAACTTTACAGTACCAAGAGCACCCTTTTCTACACCATCCTTTTTGCCGGTCTTACCACTATCAACATCACTGAGGGCACCCCACTTATTGTGCTTGCGTGCAAGATCGCCAAGGTCCTTCTTGTGGTAGTCAACGTTCATGCAGTCGTCAACCTTGTCTTTAAAATCCATAATATCTCCTGAATTTAATATCCAAATGTACTATCAGCCGGGCTAAATTTATTTGGCCGAGTAGGATTACTATTACTTGTAACCAGCATATGAGAAGGATTCCATGGCCTACTCATACAGCCATACCTCAAAGCATCATAGGCATGGTCCTCCGCATCTGTATCAACATCCTCGGAATTGTTAGGGTCCATCGGAAGAGCTGGTAGAGTGCGGATAAGATTAGTACAATTATTAAAAATCTTAATCCTAGGACTACCATCTTCATTAAGAGCTAACCACCTATGAACTTCTAATTTACCACTTATCCGGCTTTTTGGAGATCGATCAGAGGGTCGCCATCTACAGCCAAGCTTTGTCATGGTTTCAGCAATACTTGGCCCTACATCGCCACGTTGAGCCCATGTAGAAGCATCAAGTACACCATATCTGATGGTTTCGCCAAACTCCATATCAAGAACTAAGTTGGCAAAGTCCTCAGCATTCTTCCCTGTTGTATAAAGTTCACGATAAACGTAAAGATTATTATCAAAATCTAGTGCGAACCATAAACAACAGGCTGGAGCCTTGTACCCCCAATCTGCTGCCCTAAACCTTGTCCAATTTTCTGGAATAAAGAAAGGGTCACAAACGTGAACTCGCCTATCAAACTCTGAGAAGGCAGCACCATCGGTTACATCCCAATCACCCTCTAACCACTGACGACGCTGTGCTTCCGGCAGAGAGGCCAACATAGCAATATAAGAATTATCATGCAGTAGGTGAGGATTATCATAGACTGTGGCTGGTATAAACCGACGAGTTATATTCTCTTCAATCTCCCCCCGGGGGGTTTTTACTTTAATTAATTGTGAGAACCGAGTGTTCCAGGGAGCTGGTTCTACAAACATCTTCTTTAACCACCACTGACCAGGACCGCCTGGGTTAGCAGTTAGTCGTAGGCATAGGGGGAGGCTGGGATCAACAGTACGAAGAGAACCTTTAAGACGATTTAATATCTCTTCATCTGGATACTGACCAGCCTCATCTAAACCAATCCAATTAAATGCCTGACCTTGGAATTGCATAGTATCATCTAGGCTTTCACAATAGCCAAACTTGATACGAGCGCCTGAGGGAAAGGTCCATTCCTTCTCTTGTTGCAGCCAACGAGCCCTTGGAAAAGCACTTTGATATAGTTGTTTAGAAATATGTATAAGATCACGTAGTTCAGGCATTGTTCTGCGGATGATGAGGGCGGAGTGCTTACCATTACTCACGTAACGTAGTGGATCAACCACTAAAGCATAACTTTTACCCCCGCCTCTAGCACCACCGTACAATACTTCACGCTCTGACGAAGCTAAAAACTCAGTTTGAGGGCCTTCATTTGGCTTAAAGATAATTCTATCTTCATTTTCTTCCAAATATGACTGCATTGTAGGGGTCATCAACCCAACATCAGTCTGATCGACCACTACATTCTGGTTTTCAGTTAGTTTCTTCTCCACTTCAGCAATCTGAAGCTTCTTTTCAGCAATGGCTAGTTCTACACGAAGCTTATTTACATGAGTTTCGGCAGTTGACTGACTCTTATTTGCACTAACTTTGGCCTTGTTGGCTCCTACTTTACCCTTCTTGGGCTTCGGAGGTGGAACGTGACTTCCGTCCATACTTATCCTTCAACCATTGTTTATGGATATAAAATAAACTCTTATGTGAGATGTACCTTTCGGTAGTTGCTACTAACCAACGACACACCTCTCGATAAGAGCTGCTTCTCAAATACTTCATTGCCTCTTCTAAGGCATCTAACTCTTTAGAAACGGGTTGTAGGAGCTTATCATCGTGCTCATCTACAGCCCAACCAAAGGGAATTACACGAGATACACGCCTTTTTGGCTTATAATCGGACAATTTTACTCCTTTTTAGCAGGAAGGATGAATATACCACCCTCTGCCGACACACTTACCTCCGACTTTTCTACCTTCTGTACACCAGCACGGTCTAAAAGTTCACGAATAGCATTAAGTTTGACACCACCACCGACTTGATTAGGGTTTTTTACTAGATTAATAAGTTCTTTAGTGCCTAAAACGGTGTTGGCAATGAGTTGATCACGGGCTTTCTCAAGAATTTCATCCCTAACACCAGCGATAATATCACTTATCTTGGTGGTCTTATCATATCCAGCTAACTTCTTAGCCTCACCCAAATCACCATTCGCTTGCTCGGGGTCAAACAATACATCTAGAAATGCTTGCTGCTTGGGGGTTAGCTGTTTCTTTGACACTTATTTCACCTTGCTTAGTTTTGAATTCACTTTCTTTGCCTTTTTGCTAGCATTACGAGTGGAAGCGGCCAGTTCAGCACTGGCCTCCTTCTTACTAACACCCTGCTTAGTAGCAATTTTAGAGGCAACAGCTTTAAATCCAGGATGTAGTTTAGATTTAGCCATTTAATACTCCAATTAGAAGGCGGTATAACCTTGGGCAGATACGTAGATAGATGCACCAGCAGTAAGCGTTTTAATACTCATAGTTGTGTTAGCAGTGCCTCGTAATGGCAACGTAAATGTAGCGGCTGTTAGGCAATCCTGAGTTGTATTACTGCCTACATATCCATCCCAAATAATAGTTGCTCCATCGAGAATTTGAATTTCTGTGCCAGTTGTAGAGTTATTAACTACCTGTAAGCCAATCAGATAGTTTCTTACACTAGCACCACCAGCGGCCACAATCTGAGTTGTTGTAGCAGTTGTAATAGGTGTACCAGCAGTGGAAAACTGCCATTGAGCTTCTGGAATTGTATAAGGAGCTACAATAAGATAGCGAGAAGATGTTGCTAGAAAAGAATTCTGGTTACCAGAAGACTGGTTTCCAATTGCTGTAACAGTTGTATTAAAAAGTGTTGGAGATGATAAAGTTGGGGTGAAAGGGCTATCACGTAAATATCCAAGAATGCTATAGACGCCGGTAATTGTAGCTGAGTTTACAATTTGTACGTATCGATGCTTACAGGGAACTTCAACAATACCATTGTTTGAAAGAGCAGCACTTGAAACAAGTACAGTGGTGTTTGAAGAAAACTGGGAGTTTAAACTAGTCCATGGGCCAGATGAAGAGTCAGATCCTTGAATAAGGAGTGTTGGATTGCTACCGCTTGTGACAGTGAGTTGTAGTACAAACTGGTCAGCCCCTTTAGTATCAATGGGGCCAAGGATCACAGCATTAGCTGCTGGATTTGTTACTGTACCAGAAGAAAAAGCACCATTTGTAACTGTACCATTAGTTAGGGTTGTATTACCATAATTAGTGGCATCTTCTGTAAGAACTAGTAGAGCACCATTAGCATCAACAGCAGCAGTATTTCCACCGTTAACAATAGAAACGTTGCCACCGCCACCGGAGGTAGAAACGGGCAATGGATTTGAATTACTTACTGTTACAATATTACCAGAGCCATTAACGAATGAAATACTCTCTGCGTTCATTTACTTTTTCTTCCCTTTGGACTTCTTAGCAGCAGCCTTCTTAACCATACCACCCTTTTTAAAAGTGCCGCCAGCCATAGGTGTCTGCACAGAGGCAGAAGGGGCAGGGGTGGTATTTAGCTTGGGGGTAGTGGGAGTACGGAGCTGTGAGGGAGCCTTAACACGAGCTTTACCCATCGTAGCATTAGGCATCTTAGCCATTGTCATTTCCTTTATTGTAATTGAAAGAACCAGAGGCAATGTCAAAGAGCCTTGGGTCATAATTTGGGTTATGTTGTAAATTCCACTGATGAATTTCCTCATCAGACATCGGAGAACTATCAGATATATTGCTAGAAGCGGTTTTAAGGGGTGCTACAGAAGAGGGGGTGTTTTTACTACCCGATGTAGTGCCCTTACCACCTACATTAACTGTAGGGGCCTCTAAAGAGCTTATAGCGGCATTTGCAATACTGTCTGCATCAGAAGTATCAACTGGTGTGTTAGGGGAAAATGCCTTTTGTGTTTCATCTCGTAAACCACCATATTCCAAATCAGGGCGATTTTCGAGTGTATCATCAGAAGCAAGTGCAGTGGGTTTTAAAGCGGCGGCGATGGGGGCAAGGCGGGGGAGTGCAATATTGAAAACAGCATGACCAATGTCACTTAAGCCATTCTCATGCAAATACCCAATAACATTACTGATCACTTCCCTTGGATCTGCGGCCTTGTTCAACGGCCCCCATCTATCTTCTTCACTAGCAATTAATGGATCAGAGGCGGACGTTAATGATTCACTACCTGTGTTATCAATAGTGGCTAAGGGTGTATTGCCACCAGTTGTAGCAAGACCCCTAGGGCCACCATAGTCAGAGAAATCTTTTGGCAAGTCCCTGTCTGAATTAATGCCATTAAGTTCATCTCCTAAATCGCTAGGAATATAACGACTGGTAGTAATACCACTAGGAGAAGCTGAGAGGATCGATTTATTTCCTACACCGGGTTGAATGCCCCTAGATTTATCGAGGGTAAAATCAGTGGGGCCACCAAAATCATAAAACTCTTCTTCTGGTGTAGGGGTGTTTCTTCCGTTGAATTCATGCTTGGTAATTAAGCTTTTAGCCATTTTAACTCTTCCTCGCCCTCTTCGTTCTCAAGCTCTTGAAGACGCCATTTTCTATACTTGTTGGCATTCTTCTTAGCGATCTTCTTAGCTTCTCGTTCGTCGTGAGAAATCTTCTTGTCCTTATGTGTCTTACTCAATGTCTTTCGCTGCTAGGTAAATTCTACGACGGCTTTCAGCTACAGTAGCCTTCTCGCCATCTCGTAACCACTTCTTACCATACCAATCAGGAATGCCGTAAGCTTTGTAGGAAAACATCCCTTCAGTAAGCAGCAAGTTTTCTACAGTATAGACGGATAGGTCAATACCTAAATTACGTTCAATAGCAGCTTTAGCGTAGAAGCAATCTGAAACTGGTATGCGTACATCAATAGTGTCCGTGGCACGAAGGGATGCGTATACATCCGCTAAGATGTT